CCCGTGGCGCTGGCGCGTGGAAGAGCACCCGTTGAATGTTTTGGTGGCCAGGCCACTACGGTATGACCAAGCTGCGCCGCAGGAGGGCGCTAAACATGAGCCAAGCTGAAGTAACCGCGCGCGGTGTTGGCGCTGCCATTGCTGTTGCTGTTGAACCCGTGTTCAACAGCGTTGGCCAAGCCCTGCATGTGTGCTGGCTTATGGAGATTTTGCCGGCCACCCAGCGCGGCAGCACTCAGGTGCTACTTGACTATTTGCGCGAGTCGGTGGGCCGCACCGAGGCCAAAGAACTAGGCAGCATCAACGCAAGCGGGCTAACGCCGATGGAGTTTCGGGGCCAGTGCGCGATGGTGCGCGCCTCTTGCCGCGACCACCTTGCCCAGCCTGAATATGACGCGGTGCGGGCGCGGTACGGCAGGCAGCTAAGCAAAGCCCACGGCGTGCAAGGCTTGGTGGACTACGTGAAGCCCATCCTGTCCGTGGACAACGACCTAGCACTCAAGGCCGTGGCTTGGGGGCTTTTCCACCGTGGTGGCGATGGGCAGCGCTGGAGCCAGCGCCAAATTGAAGCGGAAACGGGCGTAAGCCAGCCAACGCTATCTAGAACATCTGATGCTATTGATAAAGCATCACGCGCGTTGTTAGAGCGCGCTGATCGCCGGTTAAGCCAGTTGTTTCAAGACACTGGCTTGATCAGCAAAAACTGAACCTTACAAACTCTTGACGCGCATGAATCAAAGAAGGCATAATTTTGCTAGTCTTGGACGAACCCCGCTCAGCAAACGCTAAGCGGGGTTTTTTTACGCTTTTGCACAAAGCTGGTGCGTTTTTAGGCGGTTTGCCCCCGCTGCTGGCGTCTTTCGGGCGGCATGTGTGCCAGGACAAAAAAGGTACTCCCCAGCCATTTTTCAGGCGGGCAATTGCGCGAGCCCGATCTTTTCCCAGCTATGAGGTTTAAAAATTGGTTAACCGTGAGCTGGTGACCAAAGCCGAGTACGCACGCCGGCATGGTGTGTCAAAAGTGGCTGCCCAAAAGTGGGAAGACAAGGGCTGGCTTGTCATGGTCTCAGAGGGAGACCGCTCAAAAGTTGATGTTGCTGCGTCAGACGCAAACTTAGCCAAATACCGCGACACGGCAGACGGCAGGGCCGCATTGTCTGCCACAAAAAGTAAACCAAACGGTAAACCGGCTGGTAAACCAAGCGCAGTGGTTAACCAAGGGCCACCCGTCGCCCCGCCACAGCCGAAGCAACTGGTGGCGCTGCCAAAAAGCTTGACCGAATTCGCGCAGCCTGAAGAAAGCCCCGCAGAGGCCGCAGATCGAATCATTGCCAGTTTTGGCGCGGACATGACAACCGAGGAAGCCCGCCGCGTCAAAGAGAACTATCTAGCGTTGCAGGGCAAGCTGACGTATGAGCGCGATAGCGGGCTGCTCATTGAACTGTCTGAAGCAGAGCGCGTGATGTTTGACGCTGCCCGTGCAGCGCGTGACGCCTGGCTGAACTGGCCGGCAAAAGCGGGGCCGTTGATTGCGGCCGACCTTGGGCTTGATGCCGACAAAGTGACCGAAGTTTTAACAGTGCATGCGTACAAACAAGTCGAGCGCCTCGGCATACCCGAGTTCGACCTCGGAGAAAACGCATAGGCTGCGCCAAGCATGGCGGCAAGGGTGGACGCCTCCCCCACGCATATCAGTGCCCGATTGGGCTGACAAATACCGCAAGCTGGCAAAAGAAGCGGGCAGCACCGGGGGGGATTGGGAAACCTCGACTGTAGAAATAGCGCGCGGTCCAATGCTGGCTATCACCGAGCCTGGCATTCACATCATCAGTGTGATGTGTTGCACGCAGCTGATGAAAACAGCGCTGCTAGAAAACGCATTTGGTTTTTTTGCGCACCTCGACCCGTGCCCCATGTTGCTGTTGCAGCCCAAAGAGGAGGCGGCAGAACAGTTCAGCAAAGAGCGGATCACACCAATGGTGCGCGCTACGCCAGTGCTGCGCGAGCTGGTGGGCACCAGCAAAACCCGTAAATCTGAAGAGACCATCCTCTACAAAAGTTTCCCCGGCGGCTTTTTGGCGCTGGCTGGGGCAGGGTCTCCCGACAACGTTGCGCGCCGGCCCATACGGGTTGTGTTGTCCGATGAGATTGACAAATACGTGTTCACCCGCGAGGGCAACACCATCGATCTGGCTGAAGAGCGCACCGCCACTTTTGGCGTGAACTGGCTGTCCATCAGGGCATGCTCGCCCACGATTGAGGGCCATAGCCTCATTGAGGCCAGCTACGCACAAAGCGACCAACGCAGAGCATCGTTGGCGTGCCCGCACTGCGGTCACCGGCAGTTCCCTGATTTTTTTAAACACGTTCACTGGCAAAAAACAGAGTCGGGCAAACACCTCACCAAAACAGCGCGCATTTACTGCGAGCGATGCTCCAAACCTTGGTCTGAAGGTGAGCGCCTGCGCACCCTCAGCACTGCGCGCTGGCATCAAACGCGACCCTTTGAATGCAGTGGCCAACGGCATGTGCTGCTAGATGCGTATGCGTTGAACTGGCAACAAGGGGCCAACGCAAATGATGCTGTGGCAGCCGTGTGGCGCTGGGATGTTTCACCACGCCACGCGGTGTACAGAGCTATTTGCCCCACATGCAAAGCCACCGGCCTTGATACCAACCATGCCGGTTTTCAGGCCGGCAAGCTGTACAGCCCCTGGCAAAAAGATCGCCCCCAGGACATAGCCGCCAAATGGCTCCTGGCAAAAGGCGACGCAGATAAAGAGCAAGCCTGGTGGAACACCCAAGCTGGCGTGCCGTACCGAGCCACTACCGGCAAAGCAATTCAACTAGAAGGCCTGGTTGCCCGTGGGGAAGTTTGGGCCGGTGAAGTGCCTGCCGGCGTGGCGCTGCTCACTGTGGGCATAGACACCCAGGATTACCGAATTGAACTGGAGGTGGTGGGCTGGGGTGCTAACGATGAAAGCTGGAGCATTGAATACCACATCATCGACGGCGAGTTTGAAGACCCCGCTGTTCAGGCCCAGCTAGATGCGTATCTCATGCGCCGGTGGCGGCGGGCAGATGGCCGCGAGTTTGCCGTCATGGCCGCTGGGCAAGATTCGGGCGGTCACCACACACAAGCGGTGTATGAGTTTTGCAAGGCAAGAATTGGGCGGCGCATTTGGGCTTTAAAAGGCGCGTCAGAACGCCAGGGCCAGCGCAACCCGGTTTGGCCAACCAAGCGGCCCACGCGCAAAAGCAAGGCCACATACCGGCCATTCGTCATTGGCACCAACTCTGCAAAAGACGTAATTCGTCACCGTTTACTACTTGAAGAGCACGGGCCGGGGTACATGCACTTTCCGGCAGACCGCGACATCAACTATTACGCCCAGCTCACCGCTGAGCGGATAGTGGTCAAAACGGCCAACGGGCAAAAGTTTCGAGTGTGGGAATTACCCCCAGGAAAAGCCAACGAGGCGCTAGATTGCCGTGTATACGCTTACGCCGCCCTGTGCGGGCTAACGCACATGGGCTTAAAACTCAATGCAATGGCAAAAGAAATATCGCTAGTTGCTGTAGAGAATGAAAATGATGAAAAACCAGTAACCCAATTTTTGCAAAATAACCAAACACTAACACCACAAGCCGGCCCGCAAGTGCTGCGTCAAGTTGTAAAAGTGGTTGGTGAAGCCAAAAAAACATCATTGGGTGGCCGAATGGCAGCATTCAACAAATGATTTCTGTTCGCACAAATATCCTAGATTTTCAAAAAAAGCTAGGTGCATTTGCGTACAAACAATTGCCATATGCGGAAATGTTGGCCATTACTGAATTGGCAAAAATGGTGCAAACTGCCGAACGAAACAACATGGTCAGCATATTGGATAGGCCAACACCATTCACACAGGCAAGCGTCAAAGTAAAAGCTGCAAAAAAAACAGACCCCACAGCAATTGTTTGGGTGCAAGACATTGCGGCAGAATACCTAGAGCCATATCAGTTTGGCGGCAAAAACAAACTTAACAGCAAAGCACTATTAAAACCTGTTGGTGAGGCTGTTAACGAATTTGGTAATTTGCCAAGAATGACTTTGTAGGGGTTGTTAAAACAAGAAATGGACAAGAATTAAATGGGGTTTGGCAACGCTCGGGTAATGCTGCAAACGTAATAAACAAAAAAACCGGAAAAATCCGTAACACGACAAAAGGTGTTAACAACTCAGGGCATTTAAAACTTTTAATTGAATTTACATCTGCACATGAAGTGAGGCAAAACCTTGACTGGTTTAATGTTGCTGACCGTGTTGTGAAAACAAATTTCAATCGCGTCATGGGGCGCGCATTAGCGCGTGCTATTGCAACAGCAAAATAAAATGGCAACCAACAATTCACTTTTGGCCGGAATGAGCCGCGATGTTTTGCAAGCGCAATTAACCGCATTGCAAACAGCTTATTTAGAACTTGCTGCGGGTAGTAAAGTGGTAACTGCAAGTTATAGCCAGGGCGATGGTGCAAAAAGCGTCACTTATCGCCAGGCAGACATGGCCGCACTTACCCAAGCCATTCGCACAGTGCAAGCTCAATTAGGTTTGATCTCGCAGCCGCGCCGCGCTTTGCGCTTCATCCACCGCTGACCCACTCAAACACAAACCGCATGAATTCCCCCGTCAGGATTCTTGGCCCCAACGGCCAGCCGCTGCCAGCAGTGCGCCGTGGCCCGGCTGCGTTAAACGGCGGTGGCGGAATACCCTACGATGCCGCCGACATCTACGGCGAGCACATGGCCGCGTGGCGCCCCTACCTGTCCAGCACAGATGG